CCTATGTGACGGACACGGATGCCCTGCTACAGAGCAATGCCAGAGGTTTTCTCCTTATGTTCCCTCGGAGAAGCCCTTGATGTATTTCGCAGGAGTGCCTTACAACCATGTAAAGCAGGAATGCCATATGTTTTATGAAAAACCAAAGGAAGCAGCATGACGTATGAGAAAGTACCTTGGGGAGGCTCTTTAGAAGACATACAAGGTGTTATAGCAAGAAACTCTGTACGTGTAGGGAAAGACCCTGTATATTACAGCAGCTTCTATGACGAACCTGCCTATAGCCTTGCTAATGCAGAGCTGATGAAACGTATAATGAGCCATGACAGCTTAAAGCTGTCCTTTTAAAGGAAACCAAATGACAAATAAGTTTACATTTCGAGAAGAAGACAGCATTGAAGACAAAGACATCACTTTTGCCATCAAATATGGTGACGGAACCCCTTGGCCGAACATCCTACAAGACTTCTTGTTCTTCTTAGAAGCAACAGGCTATTGTGGTGTACGTGAGAAGGTACGAATTGAATATTCCCCCTTCCGTGAGAGCGAGGGATGGTTTGGGGACTATTACGACTCGGACGAGGAAATTGCAGGACGTGCTACAGGGTGGGGAGAAAACAACGAATGAACGATACACCAGCATTTCCACAATTTGTTCTTTCCAATGGTGGCGCATATGTTGAAGGAGGCATGACCCTGCGTGATTACTTTGCAGCCAAGGCTATGCAAGCGTTAATTGACAACGATGGTTTATTTGTCGTGATACCAACACAGGCTTATGCAATAGCAGACCTAATGATGGAGGCTAGGAAGAAATGAGGAAGAACACATGGGACTATAAGGCGTATGAAAAGACACAAAAAGGTTTTCTCATGCGTATGTACAGAAACATGAAAAGCCGAATAGCTGGAATAAACCGTAAAAGTGTTCATTTATACAAAGGCAAAGAGCTTTTTGATAAAGAAGAATTTTATGAGTGGGCAAATTGTTCACCGATGTTTCGGGTGCTTTTTCGACAATATCAGGAAAGAGGATACCCACTAAAACAAGCCCCTACTGTAGACCGTATTGACAGCAGCAAGGGATATGTTTTTGGTAATGTTGAGTGGGTGACACAATCAGTAAATTCCTCACGTGGAGCAAGGAGCAAATATGAGACACTTAGTCGTGCCCGACACGCAATGCAAGCCGGGTAACACTGTTGACCACTTAACGTGGGTAGGTAAGTATGCTGCTGAAAAGAAGCCTGATACCATTGTACATTTAGGTGACCACTGGGATATGCCTAGTTTGTCGGTGTATGATGTGGGTAAGAAGGCTTTTGAAGGCAGGACATACCAAGCAGACATCCAAGCAGGTATTGAAGGTATGAAGGCTCTATTGGCTCCTATTAACGCAGAGAAAGAACGTCTCAAGCGGAATAAGGAAAAGCAATGGAAGCCTCGTATGGTGTTTCTTTGTGGAAACCACGAGCAGAGGATTGAGAGAGCAATTAACAGTGACCGTAAGCTAGATGGTTTGATTGGCTATAGTGACTTTAAGCTAGAACAAGATGAATGGGAGTTTGTAGATTTCTTACAGCCTATCATCATTGATGGAGTAGCTTATTGCCACTATTTCACATCAGGGGTGATGGGTCGTCCTGTTAGTTCTCCTGCTTTGATGTTGACAAAGAAGCACATGAGCTGTGTAATGGGACACGTCCAAGACCGAGGCATTGCCTTTGCTAAACGTGCAGACGGAACACAGATGACAGGGCTTTTTGCTGGTATATGCTATCCGCACAGCGAAGACTATTTAACCCCTCAAACCAATGGCTCATGGGCGGGTGTTTGGATGTTGAATGATGTTCGTGATGGTAGCTTTGATGAAATGCCTGTTAGTCTTAAATATTTAAAGGAAACATACGGAAATGAATAAACAAGAATTTGCTAAGGTGGTACAGGCGTGGGCAGACGGAGAGACTATTGAATATAACGAAGGTACAATCTGTTGGTTTGAAACACATACAGCTCCCTCTTGGCACAAAGCCATTTACGATAGAGCAGAATATCGAATCAAGCCTAAAGACGTTATTGAGCATAGTTATCTATATTCGTGCTTGGCTACCCCCGAAACCCATATGGCGGATGTAAAGCTCACATACACAAATGGTAAACTAACCAACGCAGAGGTAATTGAATGACTAAAGACCAATATAAAGAGAGCTGTGGACGCATTGGTGTGCCCTACTTTGAACATGAATATGATGAGAAAGTGAAAGACTACATCAAGAGCATTCAAGCTATGGCAGGTGAGGATGAAAAAGAGGTGAAGCCAACATTAGGTGTTAAGTTTGACCGAAACAAGCCTATGTGGTCTCTGGTTCCACCTAACCCAATGGAAGAAGTTGTAGAGGTGCTCACCTATGGAGCTAACAAATACAGCCCTGACAATTGGCAGCACGTTGATGACCCTGACACTCGCTATTTTAATGCTGCTATGCGTCACATTTGGGCATGGCGACAAGGAGAGCAATTTGATGCTGAAAGCCATAAGAGCCATTTAGCACACGCTGTGTGTTGTTTGCTGTTCCTGTTGGCTTTTGATGAAAACGAAGAAGATGACAGTGTTGCTTGAAGAACTGAAAGAGAAGCTGGAAAGGCTTGATGAGGTGTCCTTGCTGGAGCTGTTGAATGTTTCTAGCAAGGACTTAGTCACCGCATTTGCGGAGATTATAGAAGATAATATGGACAAGTTTTTAAAGGAAGTAGAATGACCCCCTATCAAACATGGATTGCTAAGAGCCGTTATGCTCGGTATTTAGACGACAAAGGACGACGAGAGCATTGGCCTGAGACAGTGGCTCGTTATTTTGATTTTATGTCTAAGCATTTGAAAGACAACCACAGCTATGTGCTAGAAGATGCGTTGCGAGCCGAGCTGGAAGGAGCCGTTGTTGGTCTTAGTGTTATGCCCTCAATGCGTACATTAATGACAGCAGGAGAGGCTCTGGAGCGTCAGAACATTGCAGGTTACAATTGTGCGTATATGCCAATTGACGATGTAAAGAGCTTTGATGAGGCAATGTACATTCTGCTGTGTGGGACAGGTGTAGGCTATAGCGTGGAGAATAAATATGTTAGTAAACTTCCGGAAATCCCTGAGCAACTATTTAACAGCAACACTTGTATTGTTGTATCCGATAGTAAAGAAGGTTGGGCTAAAGCGTTGCGCCAACTACTTGCATTGCTGTATAGTGGAGAGATTGCGAAGTGGGATGTATCAAAAGTACGACCTGCGGGGGCACGACTCAAGACTTTTGGTGGACGTGCATCTGGGCCAGAACCGCTTGTGGAGCTATTTAAATACTGTATCTCTAAATTCAAAGGAGCAGCAGGGCGCAAGCTCACCAGCTTGGAAGCCCACGACATTCTTTGTAAGGTCGGAGAGGTGGTTGTTGTTGGTGGTGTACGTCGAAGTGCTATGATTTCTTTGTCTGACCTGTCCGACCACAAGATGGCGACAGCGAAGGCAGGTAATTGGTGGGACACTAACGGACAACGTGCTCTTGCAAACAACTCAGCAACCTATGTCTCTAAACCAGACGTGGGCGAGTTTATGCGTGAATGGGCAAGTATTTATGAAAGCCATTCAGGGGAGCGTGGAATCTTTAATCGAGAGGCTTCCGAGAAGCAGGTAGCAAAGAACGGAAGACGTGAGACAGGTCATGAATGGGGGACAAACCCTTGCTCAGAAATCATCCTCCGTCCCAATCAGTTCTGTAACCTAAGCTCTGTTGTGGTGCGTAGCGACGACACACAAGACAGCCTTTTGAAGAAAGTGCGACTAGCAACTATTCTGGGTACTTTCCAAAGCACCTTGACAAACTTTCCGTATTTGCGGAAGACATGGAAGAACAACACGGAAGACGAACGCCTCTTGGGGGTATCGATGACAGGCATTTTAGATAACGCCTTGTTGAACAACCCTGATGATGTTGGTCTCCCTGCCTTGTTAGAAGGAATGAAATATGAAGCTGTGGAAACAAACAAGAAATATGCTGCTCTATTGGGAATCAATGCTTCTGCTGCAATTACTGCTATTAAGCCGGAAGGAACGGTTAGTCAGCTAACGGGTACGTCTAGTGGCTTGCATCCGCAGCATAGCTCGTTCTATGTGCGCCGTGTGCGTAGCGACAATAAAGACCCCCTGACAACCTTCTTGAAGGAACAGGGATTTAGCTGTGAGCCATGTGTCTTGAAGCCTGATAGCACCAGCGTGTTCAGTTTCCCTGTGTCTGTAGCTGATGGGGCTGTGCTACGTGAAGACCTAAGCGCAATTCAGCATTTGAAGCTGTGGCTTGTGTATCAGAGGCACTATTGTGAGCATAAGCCTTCTGTTACAATATCTGTAAAAGAAGCTGAATGGCCTGAAGTTGGAGCATGGGTGTGGAAGCATTTTAATGAGATTACTGGTGTGTCTTTCCTTCCTATGGATGGTGGAACATACAAGCAAGCTCCTTATACGGAATGCACAGAGGAGGAATATTTAGCTTTGTTGGCAAGTAATCCAAAGAACATAGAATGGGAGAGCTTTATGGAAAATACGGACAATGTTGAAGGAGTACAAACCTTGGCGTGTGTCGCTGGTGTGTGTGAAATATGATACCAAAAACGTTTAATCTCGTAGGCGGTAAGTGGACAGTAAAGATGGTGAAGGACATGACCGACTTAGGTCGCTGTGACCCCGCTGTCTTTACTATTTACATTAAGGAGGGTTTAAACCCCCTGTATGCCGAGCAGGTGTTTTATCATGAGCTAACCCATGCCGTGTTGTTCTCAATGGGGCGTAACGACCATGATGAGGTGTTTGTTGACAGCTTTGGTGCTTTGTTGCATCAATTTACAAGGAGCCAACGGTGATAGTTTATTACGACAAACTACCTCGACAATGGGTAGGCAGCTTTGGGTGCTATTACATGGCAAGAGCTGTCGAAAGCACAGGTAAACTAGAAGTGTTTAAGTTTGTTGTGTCTCAAGGCAGTCTGCCTAAGTTTATACGAGCAGCAGAACAGGCTTTAAAAGAGGCTTGCACTGAAATAGTATTTCATAGGGACACAGGGCAGCCTTGGACGAAGGCATACAAAGGAGAAACTTATGCAAATTGATATTGATTGGATATCTGGCTTGGTGTTTGGCATCGAGAGTGGTGTTGCCTATGAGATGGACGATGATGGCAACATCCCAAACGAAGGAGCTGCTTGTGCCACCATCACTATTTCATTAGGTGTGTTTCGCATTGAAATATACCTAGACGGAGATGATGGAGGTATTCCGTTGAAAGAGAAACAGGCATAACATTTGCTATTCGCAAACAGCAAAAAGCCGCTAGAGGGTAGTTCCCTTTAGCGGCTTTGTTGTTTCTTAGGAGGCTCATGCGTCTGCTAGGACGCTACCCCCTTGGTCTTCTCAAATGTCCGTAGACCACCCATCCCTAGCATTCCCATCATTAGTTGCCATAAGTTGTCATCCAGACCGGGGAAGGACAGAGCAGGAAAGAAGGCTACAACTAGAGGACGCACCAAATATTGATACATCAGAGCTAGTCCACACACCCACCCAATGAACGGTCTCCAACCAGCTACAAATATGCTGCTGCTAGCTGCTTCCGTCTTGTTTATCTCTGTTTGAGCCATCATTGCTGCTAGCTCCCCGTTCTGCTGTAGCTTCATCAGCTCTAGCTTTGCTTCTGCTGCTTTAGAGGGGTCTGGGAACACCTTATCAAACACCTTAGAGGCAAGCCCTAGAATAATATCAACTCCCATTATATGTGTCCTTTGTAAAAGAAGTTGCAGAAGGTTTGTGTCTTACGACCAACAAAGCCAGCCCACCCGTCTTGTTTAATGAGCCTCAAGCAGCGAGTGCTGAAGGTGTGTTCCCCCTTTCGAGGGAAGTCCCATGTGAGCAGGGCTAGTTCCGTGTAATTGGCTATAACATCAACCGCCCACGCCACTATGGTAATTGGCAGCAGCAAGTACCACAGCCCTCCTCTAGTGCCTTGGATGGCTATAGGGTATAACAAGGCTAATAACAAGCTCATGGATATACCTTTCTGTCCAATTCCCAATGTGGCCCGTCCTTGAAGCCTTTAAAAGAGCCTCCCCATATTAAAGGAATCTTTAATACCTCAGCCACCCCAAGAATGTGCTCTGCAAGCTCCTCATATTTATGAAACTCCCATGAAGCCTTCCCATCAATGAGCACACAGACATCCACAGCCTTCCCTGTTAAATGTCTGCTGTTCATGGTCTTGCTCTTTCCAGCTGCTACAAGCTCTTTCTGGCGTTCTAGCGTTCGTAGACCATCCGTGATGCTGAAGTCGTAAGGAGGGGCTTCTATGGCCTTGTGCATCACCTTCTGTAGGTCTTCATGCACACAGGCTAAGAAAGCCTCGCTTTTAGTACCAAAGTTCATCGTAAGCCTCCGGGAGCAGTCATAAGACCACCCGCACCAGCAATGTAGTTCATTAAGTCAGTGTTAATCTTAGGGCTATAACGAGTACCTGAAGCAATTTCCTTAGAGAGGTTTGTCACCTCACTTCTCTTAGCTATATTCCTTGCTCCTCCTGCACCATAAGCTGCTGCCTGTAGACCAGCAGCCAGCATAGGACTTCCTACAAAAGCTGTTGTTGCTGTAGCTCCACCCCCAATGAACATACTCTTTCCAATCTGTAGATTAGACAACATACTTGCAATTTTGTCTGTAGTAGAAGACTTCTGAGCAGCTTTAATCATCTCTTGTTCTGGTTTAGAGAACAGGTTAAACTCCTTTGAATTGATTAAAGAAGTTAGCTTTGTCTGAATTTCCCTAGCTTCGCTTCGTCCGGGCTGACCTGCTGTAGTCTCTGCCTTTGTAAGAATGTTCTCAAAGATGTCAGCTTTACGAGATTGCTTCCATGCTTGTCGTGCTTCAGTGGTTAGCTTCATAGCTTGACCTGCATCAGCAGCTCCTTTAACAAAATCAGTAGGTTTTAAGTTGGCAACTGTATCGTCAATCTTTTCTACAACCTGTCCTGCTAGTCGTTTAAGCGTGTCGCTGGAGTTCTTATCCCTAGCAACACCAGCAGCCACACTACGCATTTTCTCAGCTACCTGCCATGTGACAGGCTGGTTTGTAGCCATTGTCTCTAGCTTACCAATGAGAGCCATTGCTTCTTTATCGTCTGCTGCTGCGCTAGTGGGAGTTACCCCTTCTTTAGCAAGAGCAGCCCGTAAGTCTGCAAGACCCCCTGTAATAGCTGTGGGTTGAAGGGTGACACCAAGGCTGTTAGCTTGGTCATAAATGGCTCCTGCTTTATCTCGTACAGCTTGTGGCGTAGGGAGGTCTTTAGCAGCTCGTGTCCTAAAGACACTTTCAGCAACCTTCCCGCCAATGTTAAATACTGCGCCTGTTGCAAGGCCTGTAGCAGCTCCGAAAGCCGCTGCTGTTCCTTGGTTCTGGTCTGCACTACCTGCACCGTACAAAGCTCCTTGGATGGTCGGATTAACCACTTCAGGAGTTACTCTGAGAGTAGGTGCTACTCTTGTCGATACGGCAGCTATTGGTCGAGCTAGAGGGTTTGCAAAAGCTCCTCCAATTTGTCCGACAAGCCTTCCACTTCCTGCTTCTGCGTCACGTTGTTGTTGAGCTGCTAGGGCTTCTTCGTATGTCCCTTTTCCTTGCATCTCATCCACTTTAGCAGCCATTTTATTAGCAGTGCCAAAGGTCATTGTGTCTGCTGCTCCTCGGATTACATCCTCAACAAAACTACCTGCCTTCTTTAAGGTTCGTGTATTGGCTTGAGCTAGTTCTTCTGTTTGAGAGCCGGGGATAGGTGTAGAAAGGTCTTCTCCTAAACTTGTTCGTATTTTAGTAAGAGCCTCGTCGTTGGACAACCCATTAGGTAGGTCATAAACCTTCCCGTTATATTCATAAACCGCCATATATTTCCTTAGTTAAGTTTAATAGGATTGGCTGCTGTCCCTGCTGTTGGGTCATCCTTATAATAAACATCTACTCCTTGAGACTTCCTACGGCTATCAATACGCCCTTTGAGCTTGTTCTGAGCTGTGACAATAGCACCGTTGTATTTTACTAGGGCTTCTTGTGTTGCCTTGGTGTCGTTCCGTCCATAAGCTGCAATAAGAGCCTTGGCAAAACGCAACACGTCAGCATCAGTTTGAACACCTTTTTCAGCACTAACTTGTAAGTTAACAGCACTATCAACCGAACTCTTTAAGTTGGCATAAGCACGGCTTTGTGGTGTAGAATTCCCAGACAAGTTATCAGCCTCATATTTCATGTTACGAATAGGGCCAAGGACAAGAGAAGACTGTCCTGTCTTAGGGTCTGGCGTTACAGAAGCAATGGCTGCTCTTAACACCTCTTGTTGAGCTGACAGGTTATCCACTTGAGCTAAGTCAGCATCTTCACCTTTCTGTAAAGAAGGAGCTAAAGGCTTGTTACCTGCTTCTGCTTTCTTAGTAGCAGCAGCTTCTCGTTTGTCTTCTGACCGCATTGCTGCAATTTCTTTAGCTGTGTCTGCTCTCATTTGAGCAATCTCTTTAGCAGTAGCTCCAGCCACTCTAGCAGCTTCAACCTTAGCTGCTCCAGCCTCTTTTGCAGCTTCAACCTTAGCTTCTGCTGTGTCTCGACGAGCCTGTGATGCTTGTAAGGCTGCAAACACCTTGTCAGGGCTTCCGTACTTCACCATAACAGCCATCACGTCTTGTTCTGTGGCGTTAGGAGGAAGGGCAGAAAGCTCTGTGCGTAGTTGTTCTTCTTGTTGAGAAGACAGCTCTACTTTCCTTGCTTCTGCTGTTGCTTTACGGGTAACTGCTTGAGACTGTGCTACCTCTTGAGCCTTGGCATACATCTGCTGTGCTTCTGTACCGTAGCCCAAAGCTGCTGCTTTGTCACCCATTGCTTTTAAGCCTTCAACCGAATTAAGGTCTCCCCCTTGGAGAATGCCTTGTAGGTCGCTGCTTTTCTTCATCTGAGGGTCTTGTGCCCCTAGCATACCACCAACAGCTCCTGCAAGCTGGTTTCCACCCTTGTAGAGCATCTGTGTGGCTCGTTGTTCAGGAGACAATTGAGCAAAGGCATTAGCCTTTGTTGTCAGCTCTTGGTCACGTTGCATAGCAAGCTCTTGAGGAGAGAAGCCAAATAGTCCTTTTACAATTTCAGTCATATTTATTCCTTAGTCCCAATAGTTTGTGCCCAATGCATAAGCACCGGGGTCAGCTTTGAAAGTACCTGTGGGTCTATTGAACATATTAGCAACACCTGATGTAAACTGAGAGTTACCTAAAGCACCACCAATGGCATCTGCCCAAGGGTTCTGCTTATTGGCTGCTCCCATAGTGTTTGCTGCTGCCATTCCTCCTTGATACAGGGTGTTACCTGCATTAGCTCCTGCTGTAGCAGAACGACCACCAAGCTCGCTACCAAGAGTTAAAGCCCCTTGTCCTGCTGTCTCTAAGCTCTGTCCTAACCCAAACGCTGTTTTATAAGGGTCATAGGCTTTAGAGGTGAGGCCAATGCCGCTTCCTAACAGCCCCACTCCATAGTCAGTTTGTGCTCTGCCTTCTGCTGTTGCATCTATAGCAAGCTGTCGGTCTCGTTGTGCGAGGGAGTTGTAATAGGCTTGCACTTCTGGGTTTGCTGCTCCGAGAGAACCTCCCTGAGCAATGGATAAACCTTCCCTGCCTGTATTAAACAGGTTTTGATTTAATTGAGCATAGGCTCGTTCTTGACCGGGTCGTAACAGCTCTTGTTGACTTTGCATCCAGCTCTGAGCTGCTTGCTCAGGCGATGTTGCTAGGTATCCCTTGCCAAGGTCAAACAGTCCCTGTCCTGCTACA